CAAGACAAGAAATACTTATTTGGACTGATACATCTTTATATAGTATGCAGTTTGTAGGTGCACCTTTTACTTTTGGTGTAAATCTTATAAATGAAAACGTAGGACTTATATCTCCTAATGCAGCTATAAACGCACCAGATAGCGTATATTGGATGGCAAGAGATGGATTTTATGCTTATTCAGGATCAGTAAAAAGATTAGTATGCAGTGTATTAAATTACGTGTTAGATGATTTTAATTCATCACAATCATTTAAAACTATAGCGTTTACAAATAAAGAGTTTAACGAAGTTGGTTGGTTTTATTGTTCATCTTCTTCAACTGAAATAGATAGATATGTAACTTATAACTATTTAGAAGGTGCTTGGAGTATAGGTAATTTATCCAGAACAGCTTGGTTAGATGAGGGTGTATTTGAAAAACCAAGAGCAACAGGTAAGGACAATAGCACAGGATATTTATATATTCATGAAAATTCTGATGATGCTGATGGCTTGCCTATGGACAATGTTTATATAGAATCAGGAGATATAGATATAGATGACGGAGATAGTTTTGGTTTTGTTAGCAGAATTATTCCTGATGTAAAGTTTTTTGGCTCGTCTGCATCTAGTGGCCAAATAAACTTTGTTCTTAAAACTCGTAACTTTCCGGGCGATACTTTAACCACTAACTCAACAAACGATGTTACTAGCTCTACCCAACAAAACTTTACACGTGCTAGAGGTAGACAGTTGGTTCTTAGAGTTCAGTCTGATGATGACGCAGCTACAGGAGTTAGAACAGGTTTTAAATGGAGACTAGGCTCTAGTAGAATAGATGTTAAAAACGATGGTAGAAGATAGTGGCTAAACTTCTTGAAACAAGATTGCCTCAAGCGAATGGTCAAGTTGAACCAAATACTTTTAACAGATTAATTAGAATACTTGAAATAAACTTAGGTAGTTTTGATCCAAACTCTACACCACAATTTAACGATTCTCAAATATCAACTTTAAATTTTAACGCTGGTGATGTAATATGGAATACATCTATTGATGTTTTACAGGTTTATACTGGC